CTTTTGCGGATGATTCTTTCTTGGGCATCGTGAACAATAGATTGCGAAAGAGATTGACCACATCATCGGGCATCGATTGGTCCATCGGTAAGTTCATCAAACAGGCGTAATGGAAGTATAAGCAATACATTCCACATTCAGAATCCTTGTATTGGTGTCGTGTCTTGTTGTAGGTCATCTTCATGGGCTTTGAATGAATGCCCGTAGAATCCCATTGGTCTTTCCATCGTTTCATCAAGATTTTGATTTCCTTCTCGGGTTGAGCTGCGTAGGAATCGAAATAGGTGACACGAGGAAACTCCAACTCGGGGCGGACATCACAAAACACTGCAACCCAATGTTGACCTGGACCATCGTGTGGGTCTGTATTAATCACAATACCAAACTGCTGCTTTCCTTTGTCGTAGAGGGATTTGAGTTTCATGGAACACAAGGCAGAGACCAAGCACTTTTGCGTTTCGGACTTCAAGTCAAAGTCGATGGGCACCGTTCCAATGTAATGGTAATCTGCAAAGACTTCAGTATAGTTACGCTCGACTGCATCAATATCATCGGACGATAACCATTCATATCGGTTCAACGACCATTCTTTAGGTGCCTTGGGTCTGCGTAAGAGGCTGGACACAATACATTCAGCTCGACCCGTCTTACACTTTTCACGAAAGCGGTCTTGGAGTGACCCCCATGTGTCTTCTGCAGACTCCTTTGGGATAGGGGCTTCACGTGGATGTTCTTTATTGTAGACTTGTCGTAGCCGTTCAATTTCGTCTTCATCAAAGACTGACATCCCTTGTTCAAAACGGACACTTTTAAACAAGGGAGTGAACCTCTTATGGACACTTTAAAACCAATACTCACTCGCTATTTGGAAAACAACAAACAACTCGCAGACGTAAACACTCGTGCAAAAGACCTTCGCGAACATCGACAAACCCTTGAGTTAGATTTAGCCGCTGCGTACACTGAAAGCACTCTACCCGCAAAGATTGAGTTGAATGCTTCAAAGATGGTGTTTCAAGTTAAGAAACCAGGTGAATGGAAGAAGGGATGGTCGCTTTCGAAGAAGCAACTACAGAACTACTTGATAGAGATTCTTCCCGAACATGGGGAAGATGTAATGAAAGAGATTATGCGTCGTCATGAGCGCACTTTAGTTGCAGATGAATATTCATTCGAGTTAAAAGCATTACTTGAGTGAGAGATAGGTCCTAGGGGGTGCTTTCTGTGCTTCGCGAATTTGTCGCAGCATCTCTTGCAGTTGTTGAAGGTCTTTTTCCACAGTTTGTAGATTCGTTTCTACCATGAACCCTGTATGGATTCTCGCGATACACGGTGCCATCTCTCGATGGGCGCGAACGACACGGGCAGTCAGAGTCACTAAAGCTTTTTCCATTAATGTATGATGTTGTCGCAAGATATTTTTAAATGAGAAAACGGACCTTTATACAATAAACCATAGAGTGTAATGGAATCCTATTGTCCTTATAACTCCTCCAATCGCCCATTCACTGAACGAGATATTCACAAACTCCTTCATAAACACGGTTTGCCACACTATCGAGCACAGAATGTGCGAGTGTTTCAGACCGCGATGGTCCATACAACGTATGTCCGTAGAACGGACTACACAACTCCCGATGGAACCCCTGCTCAACTTGCACCCTGTCCAAATGGAGTGATGCCACTTCAAGATGAATCGTATGAATGTTTAGAGTTCGAAGGCGATTCAGTCTTGGGAGTGTGTGTCGCTACCTATCTTCGTAAGAAGTATCCAGAGAAGAAGCAGGGATTCTTAACCGATGCCCGTAAAGTCTTGGTGAATAATGAATGTATTGGACAACTCTCACGACAAATTGGTCTCGATAAGTTCTATGTGATTTCCCGTCACAATGAGGAATCTCCTGCGATTGCAGGTCGTAACAATACCAAGAAACTAGGTGATATCTTTGAAGCCTTCATTGGTGCATTGTGGACTGACTGTGGTAATCGGTTTCATATTGTGTATACCTTTGTAACCTCTGTAATGGAGGCATACCTAGACATTGAAGAAGTGATTCATGAGACTACGAACTATAAAGACTTGTTTCAGAAACAGTGTCAGCGTGAGTTGAAGTTGACACCGACGTATGAGATGTTATCGAATGACCCGAAGAAGAATGCGATACGTGTTGCAGTGTGTGATGCGAATGGTAAGCATCTAGCCTATGGACACGGAAGCACACGCAAAAAGGCTGAACAGTTAGCCGCTAAACACGCACTCGAAGCTTCTGCGTAGTCAAGCGTCCTTTGCGATAGCGTTTCAGTGTACGACCTCGTGTATGAAGAACTGACTTGGTGCAAATCCCAATCGCTGCGGATTCCTTGTTCCGAGCCTTGACCGTTTTTCGCACGCTCTTCACACACCTATTGAACTTGGACGAAATACCCATTACTTATGGTCTGGGAGAGAGTTTCGTCAGCGCCGCAATTTGTTGGACTTTGTTTCGTAATTTATCCACTTCGTCATCGCAGATTGCAAGGTCTTCACGAAGTTGAATAACTTCTTGATTTGGAGGGGACTCACTGACGTACATGGACTTCGGGATTGATTTAGCTGGAACCACAGATGGAACCACAGGAACCATGGGTGGAACCGACTTACGTGTCTTCGATTTGACCTTTCGTGTCTTTTTCACCTTAACCGGCGCAGGAGCAGGAACCGCAGGAACCGCAGGAACCATAGGAGCAACCGACTTACGTGTCTTCGACTTGACCTTTCGTGTCTTTTTCACCTTGACCGGTGCAGGTGGAACCATTACAGGAGCGACCACAGGAGCAACCGCAGGAGCAACCACAGGAGCAACCGCAGGGGCCGCATACGAAGGGGTGAATGCAATGGGTATGATTTTACGAAGATTGCTCGAGAAGTCTGCGTCATTCTGTGCTACAATACCTACGAACGCACCTAAGAAACGTTGGACCATTTCATTGTTAATGAGACCCTCGTATTCCGAGGTTCCTATCAATGCCAAGGTATCCCACGACCGAGTTAGAACCAAGTGTAGTTTCTGTTTTCCTTCTTTCGTGGTTCGTTTCACGAGACCTGTGAAATAGCCTGTATTGTTGAGAATGGGTAGAATTCTTTGATACTCACCTCGTTCCTGCACCCCCTTCGTGCCTTTCACCCAATCGAAATAGTCTTTGACCTTTTTCTCATCGCGGCTGTCGAATGCTCGTCCCCAATCGTGGGCGACCAGACGACCGTTCATAAACGCAATGTTTGCGGCATGTAAATCCGTGTGCATGAGTCCATATTCATTGAGATAACTCATTGCAACTGCAAGGTTCGCCATCGCACCTGGAAACTTGGTCTTGAAGTCTGGAGTGCCAATATAACGATAAAAGTCCTTCCCTTGTTTAGGTGTGATGAGATTGACCAGTGGTCCAGTCGAAAGACCTCTAACTTTACACGATTGTTGTTCGTCTTCAGGCTTGAATTTAGGGGTACACGAGTCAGACGCAATGTTGACAAAGTCTCGAATCCGCGGAAATACAGGTTCGATGTCTTTCAATACTTTCTGAACCAGGGCTTGCGTTTCGCGTTCACCTGAAGTAAGCGACACAATACGTGAGACTTTGTTTTGAACATCCATTCCTGGATTCGGAGGGTCGCAGCTTACGGGAGGGTCGTACACACACGTATCTGCACCATTTGCAAGAAACTTACCACCATACATTGTATTTACGAAATACATTGTTGCGCGGACGTTGAAGTAGAATTTATCCTCCGAGAATATAAACATACATGGGTGGTGGTCTTCTTCAACTCGTTGCCTATGGTGCACAAGATGCGTATATCACTGGAAATCCTCACATCACCTTTTGGAAGGTGTTGTTCAAGCGTCATACCAACTTTGCCGTGGAGGCATTCCGCGTCAACTTTACAGGTATGCCTACTTACGGACAGCGCGTCGTAGCGATTGTCAACCGTAATGCAGACCTTATCTGGAAGACCTATGTTGAGGTCACATTACCTGCAACCGATGCATCTGCTGCTGTGAAGTGGACCGGAGGTGCTCAACGCCGTCTCGGATACCTCTTGCTCAAGCAAATTGAGGTAGAAATTGGTGGACAAATCATCGACCGTCACTATGGTGAGTGGCTCTATTTATGGGAAACCTTGACTGCAGACTTTGACACTGCCATCAAGTTGGATAGCATGGTAGGAGGTCAATACAATAGTGGAGATACTTCAACTATTTTGTGCCAAGGCCGCCCAAATGTATTGTATGTGCCACTCCAATTCTGGTTCAACCGTAACCCAGGTCTTGCTCTTCCATTGATTGCACTTCAATACCACGAGGTGAGATTCAACATCACCCTCGAGGATACCATCAATCTCGTAGAAGGTGAAGCTGCAACCGGTGCTTCATTGGCCGCTGCCGCTGCAGCTCTCCCTGCACTCAAGGACATGGCACTCTACATTGACTATGTGTATTTGGATGTTGAGGAACGCAGACGATTCGCCCAGGCAAGTCACGAGTATTTGATTGAGCAACTTCAATACTCTGGTCAGCAAACCATTGCCACTAGTTCAGGCCGTATCGATTTGACTTTGAATCACCCAGTCAAGGAACTCATCTGGGTCTTCCAAGATGCACGTTATACAGACTGCTCACTTCCAGGTGGTACTTCCGCCTTCACTCGCCCGTTCAGCTATAACGATATCGTCAACCGTGCTCGTCTCCAACTCAATGGTCAGGACCGATTTGACGAGCGATATGGTGACTACTTCTGGAAGGTTCAACCTTACCAACACCACACAGGCGGTGCATTCAACCGAGTCGTGAACACAAGTAATACAATTCCTACAGGTGCTAACCCAATCAATATGTATTCCTTTGCCATCAGTCCCGAGGAGCACCAGCCATCTGGCACTTGCAACTTCTCTCGCATTGATACCGCCACCTTGGTCTACGATAGTGTGATTGGCTCTACAGGTTCATACCCTAGCAAAGCATACCCTTACAACTTCCGCATGTATGCAGTCAACTACAACATCTTCCGCATCATGAGTGGTATGGGCGGTCTGGCTTACAGCAATTAAATGTTCTAATAGTATATGCCACATTGGGGTTACCATCTAATTTTGAACGGACGCAACTGCATTCCTGCATCGATTCGCTCTGCGCAACATATTGGAGTGTTCACATCCACACTCGTCAATCAAATTGATATGGTCGCCTATGGAAAGCCTGAAATTGTGATGTTTGGAACCGGTAACAAAAAAGGATATACCTTGGTTCAATTGATTGAGACGTCTAACATTTGCGCTCATTTCGTAGAGGAGAGTGACGATATGTATCTCGATGTCTTTTCATGCAAACCGTTCGATGAAAAGGTTGTGAAAAAGGTAGTGGATGACTTCTTCTCACCCGCGACCGTCGATACTAAACTCATTCTTCGCGACGCTTCTACTCGCATGCAATAGATAATGAAAGTGTTAATGCTAGTGATTTCGAGCCAGACTCAACCAGTCTATCGTAATCATAAAGCGATTTGGGAAACCTACATGAAATCACACCCAGACATTGAGTGTTATTTCATAGAGTTCACTCCAGCTGTACTGTCTCCACTTCTTACTTCAACTACATTGTTCTTACGAGGACGAGAGACATATCCTGGTATTTTAGATAAGACTCTCAAAGCATTAGAGTATTTCACACGTCGTTCCCACTATGACTATGTCATTCGTACCAACTTGTCGTCGGTCTGGATTTTTCCGAAACTCATTCGCTTTCTTGAAAGCGCTCCACGAACAAAGCTGTATGGTGGAGTTCGAAACGACAATCAACCTTGGTCGTATGTTTCAGGTGCAGGGATAACCTTCTCATGGGATGTAGTTCAACTACTTCTTCAGAACCAACATCTCGTCTATGCAAATAAATTCATCGATGATGTAGATATTGGATTTGCATGTGTCGCCTTAGGTATTCCAACAACTTCCATTCCTCGAGTCGATATCCAATCAGAAGAAGATATGTATAAAGAGGGATTCCAATACCGTGTTAGGTTTCTCACAGACCGAACACGAGAACTACCCTTTATGCGAAAGATACTGTCGATTTACTAACAACTGGGCATCCCACGTGTGTATTGGTATGTTCTCTTGATTGTGATGCTTGAAACCTTGGCGATGAGTTGTTTCAAGCGAAGTATAGACAATTCAGCCTTCTTTGCAGTAGGTGTGTTGTTTTATGCAGCTGTTGGATACTTACTTCGATTGACGATGAATACCTCTGGAATGGCAATGACCAATGCACTTTGGTCTGGAATGTCTGTGATGGCTACAACCACTGTGGGTATCATGCTCTTCAAAGAAAGTATTCACTTCCACGACTTGTTTGCGATTGCACTCATTGTGAGTGGCGTGATGATTTTGAAAGTAACTGACTAATGTCTATCGCAGTATTCGGAGAACACTTTCCGATTCCTAAGGTTTGCTGCATCATGACCGGAGCAGGTCCTGAAGTACATTGAACATGTTCGTATCCTAACGAATGACCCATTTCATGTGAAACCATATATTGACGATAGCGTTCCAACGGCAACTTAGACGGTGCTGCACCGTGCATCCATCGATTTGCGTTGAGCCAAATCTCGTTTCCACCCAAGGTCGCACACGAAAGTGAGTCTCCACATCCTTGCGTCTTCAAGGTTTTAGTACTAGATAACCGAATCGTCTTACCCTTTCCAACCACAAAGGTATGTAACTGAGACCATCCTTCTGGGTCCGCTAAATAGATAGCGACTTCCTTTGCGAATTGACGCGGGTCATAGTCGACATCCGAATCGACTGAAGTCGTGTATCGAATCAGTCCCATTATGTAAAAAACAGGAAACTCTTTACATGAAGTAGTTGGGGTCTAGCTGAATAGCAAGATTCTCAAGAATCAACTGCGCGAACAAGGGAGAGATTTGACTTTGGTGAACGATTCGAACACGTACTCGCTCATTCTCGAGAGCGACCCTAAAGGCAACTTGTTTTTGTGGGTTGATACATGCAGTCACTGCAACGACGTAAGTATTACCATCCTCGATAATTTCTCCTTTATAATGACCTTGAAGGTCCATGTCCTGAATCATATCGTCTACTGCGTTATGGATATTATGCATTGTGAATACATGGAAAAATGACAGCACCGTCATTTTCCGTTTTGAAGAGTTACCAGCATTCTCGGTCGAAGAGAACACTGCATTCGACATTGCAGAAGTTGCTATCACACGATGCTGAGCAGTAGCAGCAGTTAGCTCGTTCAGTGTGAACTTCTTTGCAGAAGCTTGCATAGTTGTTGACTGAAACTTGGATACGGTGAATGTCCTTCCATATTCCTTGTCGTGCAGCACGGTACGCACACTCGGCTGCAATCGGAGTGAATGCTTGTCTCCAGACTGCTTGAGCCTCAGCAAGTTCACGTGCTTCTTGCTCTGCCTTCTCGGACCAGAAGGATTCTACTCTCCATGCCTTGCGGCTGTTACGAAGCTTCGTATCAAGCGCAATCCATTCTTCGATTCCATCACCGTATTTCCATGGCTCGGCAACCATATCGCAGTAGACTTTGAACTGCGCATCCAACTCCACCATCTCCTTCTGAGGAACTTCAACCTGTGTAGGTGTGTAGTTCATCATGATGTCTCCCCATGAGCGAGAGTCTGTATTCCAGTTAATAACGGCGGAATGCCCTAAGCTTGTGATTTTCTCCACAGACAGATTGTCTCCCCTGGA